AAGGCAGACAACTAATGGCGCAGCAATATTTTTATGATGGACAGATTCGCAGATTCCTAGTTCAATTCATGCGAATTGTCAGCAACTTTGAAGTTGAATTTGGCAAGGATCGCGACGGCACGAGAACTTTACAAAGAGTACCTGTGTATTATGGTGATCCAAGCCGTCAAGGTGCTACTATATTGCGGGGCAATAGTGAAAATACCTTGAACGCGGTGCCGGCCATGAGTGCCTATATCAGCGGTTTTACTTACCAACAGGATCGTATGCAAGAGCCGTCGTTTGTGAGTAAAATGAGTATTCGTGAAAGGGTCTATGATGCTGAAACTGGCCTTTATGGCACTCAGCAAGGTGATAGCTACACTATTGAAAGGTTGATGCCGGTTCCTTACAATTTGGAAGTCAAATTGGACATATGGACCAGCAACACCGAACAAAAAATGCAGTTGATTGAACAATTGGCTGTGTTATTCAATCCCAGTTTAGAAATTCAAAGCACAGACAATTACATTGATTGGACCAGTCTAAGTTACGTTGAGTTAACAAATGTGCTGTGGACATCAAGAACAGTACCTGCTGCGGCTGAAGAACCAATTGACATTGCAACATTGACATTTACCATGCCCATATGGATCAGCGCACCTGCCAAGGTCAAACGCCTGGGTGTTATTCAAAAGTTCGTTGGCAGTGTGTATGATGAGGATGGCGCATTAAGCGAAGATACCTTGCTGCTCAATCTTATCTCACGTAGATATATTACCCCAATGGATTACGGAGTATTTTATGCCGGCAATCAACTTCAACTGTTGAAGCGACAAGAAGTGGTTGATGCTGATGATAACATTATACAAGTTGCGCCACCGGTCACATGGAAATCGTTGATCGAAGTGTACGGAACACTTATAACTGGCAGTACAGAAATAAGATTGAGCTTGCCAACTGGCACAGAGTTGATAGGTACTATTGCCTATCATCCAACAGATCCTTACATACTGTTGTTTGAAGTGTTTGAAGATACAGCACCATCAAATACATTGTTGGCAGTAGATGCAGTAATCAATCCGCAAAATGTCAAAGTTGACAGTAACTTGCTTTCGCCTAGCACTGGCACAAGATACTTGTTGACTGATAGCATTGGAAGTGCTGGTAATACAGAAGGCAGCATTGTGTGGGATGATCTGGTAGCAAATGCCAATGACATAATCCAATACACTGGTAGTGCGTGGCAAGTGGTATTTGACAGTGCAAATGAGACATCAACAGAGTATGTAACAAATACCTTGACTGGAGTTCAATATCGCTGGACTGGCGAGGAATGGGTCAAAGCAGTAGAAGGTGTTTATCGAGGTGGTGAGTGGAGTCTTATCATATAGGTTGTGGTGCATTAATTTACAGTATCAAAACCAAAAGATATCTTTTTTTATTAAGAAATCAAAAACGACATGCTGGTTCTTGGGGTCTTGTGGGCGGCGGAGTTGAACCCGGCGAAAGTCCTGTAGACGCATTGCACAGAGAAATAGCAGAAGAAATTGAACTGGAATCTTTCAAGCAGATTGTACCGCTTGAAAAATTTACCAGTGATCAAGGCAATTTTGAATATCACACGTATCTAATCACTGTGGAGCAAGAGTTTACTCCTAAGCTGAACGATGAACATAGAGGATATGCTTGGACCAGCATTGCCGATCATCCAAAACCTTTACATCCTGGAGTGTGGCGTACATTCAACTTTGAAGCAGTGAGCTTTAGAGATCGCACTCTAAAACCAAATCACGGAAACTGATTCTACGTAAATTTGTGTGTCCGTACCAAGAAGCAGGCATATATCCTCTGCCAGTCGAATTGACCAAAACGAAATCAACCAAGGGATAAGTTTTAAATACATGACCCATTGACGTAGCCATAAATTGATCATTTTGTCCTACCAAGTCTGTGTACCCGCGCGAGTCAGCATACACATTATTGATTGACCCTTTAGTATCATTGCCATCAAATCCAATCAATACAACTTTGTGATAACCATCAAAACAGGCCAAATATGCAGCCAATGATCCTGAATTCCAACCTGGATCTTGTGGTATTAAATGAAAAGATCCCGGATAATTTAGTATAGCTGCACCAGTGGCGTACACAACGTTGGTTGCACTATATCTTTTTTGAACAACTTCTTTTATAACGTCAGGTCTGGTGCAAACTAAAAAATCTGGTTCAAAATCTCTGTACATGGCATTGCAACCGTAAGTTTGGATTCTGCGTACCACATTTTGTTTTTTGAATTCTTTTAAGTTAAAATCTAATCTACTGATGCCATTTCCAATTATGACCGCTGTTTTACCAAACCCTTGATAATTCAATGTGCGAGGAACGAATTCTTTTGTGTATTCCCAAACACCGTCCTGATAACTGGCAGATGCATAGATGTCTTCGCCTGTATAACTATTTCTAAATAATTTTTTTATAGTTTTCATTTATACCCTGCCTACTACTATTTCAATTAATTGTATTGAATTATCTAAAATTTCCGCAAGACTTTTCCCAATTACGCATCCAGGTTTGTAAAGCGTATCTTTGCAGGCTTCTGCAACACCTGCTATATTGCTTGTTACTAATAATGTACCTTTTTTAACTGGACCGCGAACCTGGCAGGGAACTCTACCTTGTAATGCTAAAGGTATAACATTATTGCCTTTTAATGCACTATTCATTAAATGTGCAGGATTAGTTGAAACCACTCCAGCTACAGAGATATCATGAGATAATGTTGAAATTGTAACTTCATGACTACCCCCAAAAATTAGAACAGTCCCTGGTTCGTAATTGTTGTCGGCTTGATAATTTTCTGCCAAGTCGGCGTATCTGGCCTGTGTTGATACCCCATAAAAGTTGTTCCACCAACGAGTATCTGAACCTAAATTATTAGTTGAGATTAAGTTAGCACTTGGTAGAATATTACCTGTAGCAACAATAGCCACACCAGCTGAGCCGCCAATATGCAAATTACCAGTGTTAATACCAACACCACCAGTTACTTGTACTGCCCCGGTGGTAGTCGAAAATGCTTGAGTATTACTGTTTAATACAATGGCATTAGCAGTTAGTGTACTACTAACTGTTGATAATTTATTCCATGCTGCTTTTGTACTGTTATAAACATAAATTACATTGTTTACTGTTGCTTGTTGTAAATTTGTTGGGCTAGATGGAAATGGCATTAGTCTCTCCCTACTACTACTTCAATGATTTTGATTGAGTCGTCATCAATATTGTCCAAGCTTTTTCCTATCAGCCATCCGTGTTCAAATTTGTTTTTATCTAATTTACAAGCAGTACCTGGAATGTCACTTGACACTAGTAAATCTCCTTTGGCTATAGGTCCTTTCACTCGACACGGAACTCTACCTTGTAATGCCAGTGGTAAAACATCATCGCCAACTAATGCGCCATTCATTAAATGTGCTGGATTTTGAGAAATTACTCCTGCTACTCGGGGATCATGTGTTATAGTAGATATTGTAATTTCTTGTTCGCCACCAAAACTGACCACTGTCCCAAAACTGTACCTGTAATCAGACAAATAATTTTCTGCCAAGTCGGCGTATCTAGCCTGTGTTGATACCCCATAAAAGTTGTTCCACCAAAGTGTGTCAGACCCTAAATTATTTTGTATAGATAAGTTAGAACTTGGTACAATGTTTCCGGTAGCTACAATTGCTCTGCCGCCTGAACCGCCAATATACAAATTGCCAGTAGTAATGCTGACACCACCAGTAACTCGCAGGTCACCTGTGGTAGTAGATATTGCCTGTGCATTACCAGTTGCTGTAACTGTTACTCCACTTAAAGTAACGAAATTATTACCAAATGCCGAACTTACATCAACCCATATGCTGTTAGTTCCATCATTAATATATTCATAAAGTATGTCTGTGCTTGAATCATACCACATATCCCCTAAAATGCTGCCAATTGGGGTTGTTGTAGATGTGGTCCAACGAGCTGTTTGTCTAACTGCGTTAGCAGACCATTCCGGATACGAATTTAAGAAAACGCTTTGGTCAGCAGTGGCACCAATATAAACATTTCCTGCTATACCCGCACCACCAGCTACAACTAATGCACCTGTTGTTGTAGATGTTGATGTGGTAGTTGACCCAATTACAGTATTACCTTGCACTGTAGTTGATAACGCTACGGCA